CCCTCAGTAGCATTTAGCTCAGCCATAGGTGCAACCACACCGCTTGCAAGAAATGAATCTCTAGCAGTAGTTTGCTCTATGACATAAGGCGTAAATACCTCTGGAACGATAATATCACTCCTGAGAACTGCCATTTGTTCAAGAATAAAAAATTAACGGATGTGGGCGTAACCCTATTTGACTTAGCGTAGCCTTGCCTAATATCTACATACTAACGTGTTTTAGCAATATCTCTCAACTTTTGCCAAGTTTCTTTTCCATATGTTTTAAAAATACGACCCTGTTCAGTAATATCTTCACTATTTTTCAGAAATGGTTTTAACATATCTTCTGAAAAATTATCAGATGATGGCCTCGAAATTGGTGCACCACCACCAGATGGCAGTTTATTTTTTAATAAATATGGTTTTTCTTTTTCAAGTTTATTTTTTACATACTCTTGGACAGGTAATTGTTCATATCCATCAACAACAACAGGTACACCTTCTTTAATTTGTATTTGATCTTTTGGCACTAAATTATTCAAAACTAACTCAGGGTCATGTGTTACTTCAGATAATGCTTGCATTGCTGGTGTAATAAGTTCAAGCTCGCGATTTCTAGCTTCTAGTTTTTGTATTCGTTCTTTATCTTCTGCAGATTTATCGCGATACTGCTGTTCAAGTTTTTGTGTTGCCTCTGTGTACTTGCCTTCACTTTCCAACTGTTCACGTTCATGCTTTTGTTTAAAAGCAAGTAACGCTTCGTAATCTTCTGGCATAGGTTTATCGGAAACTGGTTTTTGATTTTTTAATTTACCAATAAGTTCGTAGTTTTTTGCTTCAAGTTTTTTTACAGATTCTTTAAGTTGCTCAAGTTCTGCATTGTTTTCTGGTGGCGTAACCACTTCTTTGTTTTCTTCAGACATGGATTAGTCGTAAACTAAATGTATTATATTATTTATATCACCATTTTACTTTTGCTGCCCAAAATGCTGCAGACATTTTTCCTCTTGCAATATTTTTTGCATGACGAGCAAGAAATGATTTACGTCTAGCTTTAGCTTTATCTGTCTGTGGATTTTTACCAGCACCAGAAACACCTTGTTGGCCAAATCTAATTAATTTTACTTTATCCCCTTGCTTTGCTAATACTGCATGAGATTTTGTAGGGTGATTAGGAGTCCTTTTAGGTTTATTAAAACCAGAAAATGTTTCTCTTCCACGTTTAACTGCCATTATTTTCTAGCTCTTTTGTAAATATCTTTGTCAACTTTTCTTGCAGGACCACCTCTCATGTAACTATTTACACGAGCCATAGACCAAGCTGCCATTGAGACATTACGACTACCACTAGACAGGTAAGCACCTTGACCTTTTCTATAAACAGAAGCTAGTTCGCCATATTTAAAACGAGTTCCTTCAGCTTTCTTTTTAAGAGCCTTTTTTGTTGCTTCGTTTAGTGGACTTCTTCTTTTTTTTTGTGACATCTTGGTTTACCCTCGATTTTTGTACAGCTTTTATATCTATATATAGACCTTTTCTGTAGGCATCAGCTGTTCTTCTTATTTCAGCAGCTTTTCTAGCTCTATTTTTAGAACCTTTTAAATAATTTTCAGGTATTTTAGGCTTTTTCTTTTTCTTTTTTACCATTTTTTTTTGGTTTTATTTTTTTAGCTTCTGCAAGCTTTTGTAATAATGTTTTTGCCATTATTTTTTACCACCCTTTTTAACTTTTTTCTTTTTTTTAGGTGGTCGACCCATTTTAGAACCATAAGTTCCTTTTCCCATTGGCATGATAATAGAAGCAACTAACAATAGTATAACTTTTAAATTGCTTTTGGATATTTTTTAATTAAATCTTTTAAAGATAATTCAGTTCCATCATCACGAATTATTTGTCGTAAAGCTTCTCTTGGACTTTTCTTTTTTGTATTTATTAAATAATTAAAAAAAGGTTTCTTATTACCTAAAGCTTCAGTTTGCATATTTGGATTCTTTTTTAACCAATCGGGATAGCTTTCATCTTGCGACACACGACCAACACT